ACCGTCCGCTTGAATTGGATAGGCTTGGTACTCGTTACCTTGCCACCAAATGTTCTGCTGACCTTGATTTAAGCCATTGTGAAAGCGTAATAGCTCCCCTTTTTGTGTTTGGTCGCTATTACTGCTGATATGCCTTAAATCAATTTCCCACAGTTCAATCAAGGCATTTTGTTCAAGTTTTGGCAGTTCGTTTGCCATTTTTTGGGGTAGGGATTTTGGCATTTAAACCACCTCGTCAAAATTAAGTGAAAACTCAATGATTGAGCCTATTTTTGTGTAGCTCCAGCTTCTACAGCGAACAGTCACCATTTGTCCGCTTGTTTTATCCAACCACTGAAATTTTTTATATCCGCCGTGAGTATTCAGAAACTGGCGTAAACGCTCCGATTCCGCCTTGTCTGCCCTAACTGTAACCCCTTGATATTTTCTACGATTATGATTAAGTCCTTTCGGGGCTGTTTGTTCATAGCCGCCACCAAAGACTAAAGTAGTTACATCAGGTTCGTGCTGAACGGTATAGTTTTGTTCGACTCTAAAATCAAATGTTTGCATACCCTTACCTTGATAACATCCCGCCAGATCTCATTTGAGCCTGAAGCTCAACCCTAACCGCAGTCTTAACTTGTTCGCCAAGTAATTTAGCCAAACCAACTTGATTGCTATTTGCATCATCGCTACTAAAATGATTGGTTTGATTGACTACAATCGTCACGCTTTTGCTATCGCCACCACTTCGGCTTTGTGATTGCTTGTTGCTAAAAACTCGACCGCTTTGACCTGGGATCATATATTGCATCCCATTACTCGCCTTAAATATCTCTGGCTGGTTATTTTCGCCAACCCGATACATTTGATTTGCTGATACAGGACCACCTACTTTACGACCGGTCACTGCCGCCATTTGAGCAACCCCCATAGTGGATGTAATAGCTGCCTTAGCTGGTACAGCATTAGCTCCTTGCGTTGCCAAAGACACCATAGATGCTGCTGGAGCAAAAGCAGCAGCTAACGCTTTAGCCTGCACCATTTGAGCTGCCATAGATGCTTTCGCAGCAGTCTGCCCTATAATCATTTGCTTAACTTGAGCCATACCCATTTCGACAAGGCTTTGTACTACACTATTTAAGATAGTATTTGCAATTGATGCGAAAGCATCACGCACAGACATTGTGCCATTTAGCAATCCCGTAATTGTGCTTGTTGCACTTGAACCAACAGCATCAACCGCATCACCAAACATTCTCGCCCCGTCGCTCGCTTGCTTCCACTCCTCCCATTGAGCTTCCATTCGTTGCTGGCGGTATTGTTCTTCGATTGCAGCTCTCGCAGCTTCTGCCTCCATTATTTTTTGCGGGTACAAGATTTTATATTCTTCGATCTGAGCTAGCTGCTGTTGATGTCGTTGGTCTAATGCAGCAACAGGGGATGCTTGAGCTTGCATAGCGTTAAAGTTCTGACTTGCTGCGGTTGCTCCATAAATGCTTTGTGCTAGTTTTTCAGCTTCTTCTCGTTGCTCTTTTGTTGCCGCAGCTCCTAAACGCATACCAGCTTCTAATTTTACGGCTTCGAGATGCATTCCCTTTTGCCTCAAAACAGCAATCTCGTACTGTGTAGCCATTTGTCTCAACTGTTCAACAACTTGCTTCTTGGCTTGAGCGGATTTTTTTGCAGCCGCTTCAGCTTCTCTGGCAGCTTTTGCATCTGCGGTCTTTTTATCTTGTAAGGCTTTTTGCTCGGTTTGATAGGCTTCGATTTGATCGTATGATGCGTCAATCCTACTTAATGTGGAATCAAGATTTTTTTTAGCTTCATCGGTTGTAGCTAATAGCGTAGCTGCATATTTAGCAGTTTCACGCTCAGTCTTGCCTATCGTTGCAGCTTTTCTTTCTGCCGCATCTGCAAGTTGATTCATTTTTGCTACATTGCCATCCAATGCACCTTGGGAGTTTTGGATAGTTCCTTGTAAATCTTTCAGGGCAGAATCTAAAATTCTTATTGATTCTTCAGCACTAAGTGCTGAAGCAGAGTTAGCATTAATGGTTCGTGTTAATTTGCTTAACTCATCATTAGTCCATTTGTTTTTTTCACTTAAATGAGTCAACGCCACCGCCAATAACTTAACATTCTCAGGGCTTCTGTCTCGTTCTAGTTGAGCCAACAGTTTTATCAAACCAAGGGCTTCAGATTGAGTAATACCAAGTGTTTTAGACATTTCGATTGTCACTGAATTTAGAGCATTAACTTCGGCAATCGCACCACTATATGATCCACCAAGCTCTTTTATTACAGCACCAACATCTTTACCTTTTGATTCATAGCGATTTAATTGGTCAATTGCGTTCCGAATACTTTGACTTCCGTTTGTAAACGATCCAAAAAATCCATCAAATTGCTCAAATGCCTTTTGTGACGAATCCCCTGCTGCCTTAATGGCAGTTTTTGCATCAATCATAGCCACTGCAATTTTTGCCTTTGCGGCATCTTCACTAATTTTTGCTAATTTAATGATTTCCGCAGAAAGAGCAGAAACACCACTTTCCGTTTGAGTAACTACTTCATTTAAATTTTTTTGTGCAGTTGCTAATACTTCAGATGCTTCTGTTGTCTCAACCAAACTTGGCAATAATGCTCCAGCCATTGCACCACTGATAGCTAAAACCGCACCAGCTACAGCTCCCATCGGTCCTAGTATGCTTAAGATCTGGGAGCCCTGCTGCCCAAAAACCATAAAAGCATTCTGCCCCATTTGTAACTGCACTGCAATATCTTGTATTTGATAACCCAGCTGACCTGCTACTCCACGGATATTTTTCATTTTGTTTGTGGCTTGATTTACTGCTGTCGCTGTTTTGGTTGCCTGTGTTTCTAGCTCTTCAAGCCCTTTTTTTTCCTTTTAAGGTTGATTTACCAATGTCGTCCATCGCTTTATCAACCTTTTGAGTATCTCTTATCAGATTTTCAAACTCTAAATCTGCAGTAATAACAACTCCACCAACTTCGACCGTCATAAACAATCCCTTAAATTATTTGCATAAAAAACCGCTTGTTACATAGCACAAGCGGTCATTTCTGTGATTTTTTTACAATTTATCTAGCAATAGATTGGTTAAATACAATTCAATCTATATTTTTGTTACATTAAATTTTTGCAATCCCTTGCATCCATAAATTGCCCTATTAAACTAAAAACACATAAATTATTTGAGTTAAATATTTAAAAACCAATGCAAGCATCACTTACAATATCTATTTTGCATAGCATTAAACATAGAGTCTGAGGCCTCTTTAAGCCTTGCAAGATCAGATTGAGGATCATAATAAGCTGATTTTTTGCCATTATAATTAAAGTAAAAATCCTTAGTTGCTCTTTGGTATATATAGTCGCTCTCTATCGGATTTCCGATAATATCTTTACCTTTAACCTTTCCACATACTGCAAGGCTATATGCTTTAGAGTCAGAAAAGACAATCTCTGTCGAAAATTCACCACACATTGAGAAAGTATCTTTTTGTACTTTTTGATTAGTAATTAAGACAGCCTGAGCAACATTTAAACATAACTCTGCTTTTTTTTCTGATTTTCTTATAAGCTCAGCTTTCACCTTATTTTGAGTCGCTTCTATTATTTCCCAATCCGATGCAATAACAAAAGATGACAAAACAGAAGCTACAAAAACAATCATTTTTTTCATAAAAATACCTTAAAAATAAAGAAATTTTACCATTCTACGAATTAAGATTCGTTTTTCCACCGCCAAAACCTATTTTATCAGGAAAATTCTTTTAATGTTGGCGGCTACTCAGCCGCTTTCTTATTTTTTTCATACTCCGCCATAATCTGATCATATTCATCTTCGGTGAACATTCCCGCTTTTTTATTTTCAGGCAGAATTTGACTTTTAAGCAATTGTTGCAGCTCTGTCATTGTCAGATTTTCGGCATCTTCTCGGCTCATGTTGAAATGAGTTCGAGCTAAACTTATGTACTCTATTACATCAAAACTTTCCGAAAATTCGTTATTTGCAGATTTTTCTTGCTTTGGTAATTCGCAGCAACCAATCACCCCGTGGACCATTAAATTTTTTGCAAAATTGATAATGGTTTTAGGAGGTAATGTGCCAAACTTATATTTTACACCTGACTTTGACGGCAACCACTCACCAACAAGGCTAGAAATATCATCGTCACAACAGCAAGACATCACAAACATTGCGTTTTGCAAAATTTTTCTACCGAAAACTGGCGAATTTAGCATAGCCCAAAAGAAAGACTGATGTGGCTCTGATTTAGTCAAAATGTACGGCATCCTCTCCCGAATTTCACTGCCGTGTAATAACGCATATATTTCGACAATTTCTTTCGGGCTACCGATTTTATAAATGTTCTTGAAGCTAGGCTTAAATAAAAAGTCTCGGTTTTCAGTCGAAACAAGCATTTCGCCAATTTCGCTTATTGGTGTCAAAGTCATTTTTCACCTCAAAAAGTTAGCATTTTTGTTAATTTTTTATTGACAATATTAGCATTTTTGCTAAAATACTACCAAGTTAAACAGATAGGAGGAGGTAGTGAAGCAAAGCGAATTCCTTAGGTGGCTAAAGGCTAACGGGGTAGAAGTTGAGAATGGCACAAAACATTTAAAGCTCTACTACAACGGCAAAAGAAGCCACCTCCCCAAACACCCTAGCCAAGAGTTAAAAACTGGTTTAGTGGAAGGGGTTAAAAAGCAACTAGGCTTAAAATAATATAAAGCCCCTGATGTTAAGGGGCTTTCGCTACACCTCACCAATTAAGGAGAAAATATGTTTTATCCAGCGTTATTTACCCCTGCCGAAGAAGGGGGATTTGTGGTGACATTTCCAGATATTCCAGAAGCGATCACTCAAGGTGATACATTTGAAGAAGCGATGGAAATGGCTGAAGATGTTTTATTATCTAGTGTAGAAATCTATTTCGATGATGAGCGAGCGTTCCCGCTATCACGCCCTGCTGGAATTTATGAAACATCTGTGTTTATACCAGAGAGCGTTTATGCGAAAATTTTACTGCACAACACTATGTGCGAAAAATTTATCTCAAAAGCAGAAGTTGCTCGCCTAAATAATATTAAGCCGCCAGAAATCCATCGGATTTTAGCCCCAAGACATACAACTAGGATTGACACGATTGGCAGAATCTTGGCAAGTCTTGGCAGACCATTGCAGCTATCGCTTGCTTAAATTTGCAGAATAACCCCACCTTTAAATAAAGGGTGGGGTTTTTAATTAAGAGATTTCCAGCGTGCTTGCATCACCTACTTTAAGCTCGATTGAGAACTTAACTAAGTCATTAGTCGGTGCTTCGCTGCTTAATGCAGTGATGATCATCTTACCGATGAAAGTCATATCTCCATAGTTTAAGCGAACCCATAGATAAGGCTGCTTGCGAGCTTTAACTGAATTAACATAAACAGTGACAATATCCTTAATCCCAAGCTCTGTGGATTTTGGACGTTTCCGCCACTCACCTTCGCCTGAAATACTAAAGTCCGAATTAGTCACAAGTGATTCTGGAAATCCGCCTGTATCGTCTGCTTCTGACGTGACAGTGTTAGGGCTAAAATCCCAGCTTTTTGTTGTCATCGCTCCCGCTGCTTTCCATTCGGAGCTTTGTGGTTTTACTTCGGTCGTTGCGTACTCCAACACGACTGCCCGACCAACCATTAGGTTTTCTGAATTGCTTGTTGTTTGAGATGATGATCCCATAATTACTCCTATTGATTTGTTGATACAATCTTAAATTGTAGCCTGATAATCATTCGGTTATCCTCGGTAAACATTGGGGCAGAAATGCTACCCATTGACTCGATGTACCCGAAATTTGTAAAAGGATTGGATAAAACTTTATCTAAAATAGCCCTTGCTCGTTCTTCGATCATGTAGCCTGAGCTTTTGCTCGCCACAAGGCTAATCAAAAGATAATGCTCACTGCTTAAATCTGCGACTTGTGGTGTTCCGCTATTGGGCTGGATCACTATCACAGGCTTGATTTTTTGAGCGTCCTCCCATTGATATAGCTGTACCACATAATCGTCCACAAGCGATTGTTGCTCGAGCCACCGCTTGAAGGCTTTGACATAAGAAATCATAATGACAACTCCTCCTTAATGATTGCCTGAATCGCTGGTTGTGACTCTTTTAATGCCGAAGTCAAAAACTCTTTTTTTGCTGATGGCTTACGGAAATTTTGCTTAACTCTCGGATCGTGAACATAAACCGCATAATTTGCAGAATATCCTATCCGCCCAGTTAAGCGTGTACCGTTTAGCTCCATCTCGGTGAATTGACTGTTGATTAGCGTTGATGTGTCCACTGGAGTGTAATGAGCTGCAAGCGGTGCAACTGTATTTAAAATGCGGCTCATTGCACGGGTTGCCTTGGTTGCGTGAATCTCGCCAATCAATTGTTTTAATTGCCGCTTTGTCTGCTTAATACCCTTAACCTTGACGCCCATTATCCGCCACCTGTCAATAAAGCATAATCATCTTGCTTACGCTCAAATGTATCTGCAAATCGCTGGATATGGATAATCTCGTCCGCCCCTGCCACAAAAGGATCTACAGCACTACTTTCGCCAATCAACACATAATCGCCGAGTTTTGCCGCTGAGAACTCCGTCCAAATTACATTTTTAACCGATTGCTCTCGACCAATCTCAAAGCGTGCCATTTTTGCATTTACGCCATAATCACAATCAATAATAATGGGCTCAAAAAAAGTCTGAATGCCATCATTATTTTTGCCTTGCGATTGCCAGATTGTTGCTTTGGCGGTGTAAGACCAATTAGCCACATTTGACATTTAGCACCCCCCGACCACATCGAAGAACCCAATCGCCTTATCTTTTGGTAATAATTCGTCCGCACAGCCTTTTTGGTCAATCCCACGAATAGCAGATTTGAGATGACCAATCACATCATTGCCATACTCAAACGTTCGGCTTGCTCCACTTGGAGCTGATTCTGATTTAATCCGTCTTGCCCCCGAAGAAATAGCAAGGATAGCAACAAGATAGAGCTTGATTAGCTTTTGTGTCTCGTCTTTATAGCCTGCACCGTCTAGCTTGCTACCCAGCGAATTTGCCTGTGCAACATAAAGCTCTAACAATGAATCGGGCGAAGTAAAGCCAAGTTCGTTAAGCATTATTCGAGCATCATCAAGCTCTATCTCAATAGCCATAGTTATTTGTCCTTTTTGCCTTTCTTGGTTTCGCCAGTTTCGCCAGTTTCGCCAGTTTCGCCAGTTTCGCCAGTTTCGCCAGTTTCGCCAGTTTCGCCAGTTTCGCCAGTTTCGCCATCAGTATTACCTTTTGGTGTTGCCACTTCAAAGGCTTTTTCTTCGACTTCAACCGCTTTCCCCACAAGCCAAAGTGGCAATGTTTCACCTTCGTAAACATCGCCTTTCTTTAACTCGTGGCTATCGTGTGTTAATAGCCACTTCATTTCGCACCACCTTAGGATTTAGTGTACTGGATATAGCCCGCATTGCCTTTGTCGTCAAACTTAAACTCAACCGCAACCGCAGTCATAATCTGGAATGCGTAGTCGTCTGTTTCGTTGTGGCGGGCAATTGGACGTGTCACCAACGGCATACCATTAAGCACTTGGTACACGTCTGAACGTTTGCACAAGCCGAGAATTTCGTCTTTAAGCACACGACTTGCAGGTACGATTTTCGCAATTTGCGGAATCGTCATCACTTTGTCCAAGATAGACCCTTCGGATTTCTGCTCGGAGTAATCACGTGTACTCATTGCGAAATAGTCACCATAGTTTACGTAGAGCGTAACTGGTGAATAGAAGTTTTTGCCGTGGAACTTGCTAATCAAATCACGGAATACATCGTAAATCTGTTTAGGTGTTGCTGTGGCTAAATCAAGACTGTGAGTGTTGGTCATACGATTAGGAGCGGTACGTAAACCGTATAACTTTGCATCACCAACTACGATAGACTTATCACCGTTTAGGGCTAAGTCTTCCATTTTCTCTGCCACTTTGCGTAGGCTGTTTGCACGTGCCGCACTATCAATTTGATACCCTTCGCTTTGTGCCGCTGACATATCACGCCAGCCAAAAGAGAAGCTAGAATCAATAATTGGTAATGGCGTACCGTGGTAGTTATACACTACGTTATCTGTTTTTGCAGAAGAGCGGCCATCTAACGAGATATTGACCGATCCGCTATCTGAAACGGTTTGGAAATGGTGAATTAACTTACCAATAGGCATAGATTTGGAAATGCTCGCCAAGTCATTAAATACCACCAGCTCTTCACGCTGAATTTGCACCGCATCACGATCCCATTCTGCCCAAACGTCTTTCGGCAACGTCATTGAGTTACCCAACATCCCCGCTGAATTTGTGGCCATTAGTACATGTTTTTTGTCGTAATTGATCCGCTCGTTAATTACGAAACGTTCTTGCTCTTTTGTGAATTTCAACATTTTTTATTGCTCCTTATTTGGTGTAAGCATTGGCAACAACGACATCGGCATAACCTTTGCCACCGCTAATTTGACGTTGCGCTTTTTCGTCAAAGAAAAATAACACCACATCGCCCACCTCCGCCTTGGTGAGTTTACCGCCCGCTTGTTTTACAGTTAGCTCATCGCCATAGTTATAGGTACCGTCTGCAATTTGTGCGTAATACTCTTGTTCAGGCTCAAGACGAAAAGCGGTTGCTGTGTCACCCTTGGCATAAGGTTGATCTACCGTCTGCCCCTTAAATCGGTTGTTGCCCAATAAAAAACGGCGACCTTTTAAATCAGCCGCCGCCTCTAATTTTCCGTTGCTCAACTTAACCACCGCACCTGGTGCTGACGTATCGTTGATCACGATATTTTCCACAAGTGGTTCACGTTTGACCGAACCACGATAGATTACGTTACTCATTTTCGCTCTCCTTTTGGTTAAGGGTGTAGCCATCCCACTGGTTTTTGCCATTTTGATTCGCTGAATTGTTGTTTAACCCAGCCGCTTGTTGTGTTTGAGCGTACATCTCTTTCAGAGCATCTCCATTTAACGCATTGACCGCAGTATCACTCAGGTTAAATTTAGTTTTAACTGCATCACGCATTGCAGCTTGCTCTTTATCCGCATTAGCTTGTAAAACTGCTTGCAATGGTGCAATTGCTTCATTAACTGCTTTTTTGATTTTTTCATCAATAGCCTTGTCACCATCTTCTTTCGGCTTTTCAGGTTCTTTGCCTTTTTCTGCTTGCAATTTGTTGTAAGCAGTTAAAAGCTGTTCATCATCCAAGCCTTCGGTTTTAACATTTGCCGCATTAAGAGCCGCTAAGATTTTGTCTTTCATTTCGTTTTGATCTCCATTTGTTGTGAGTTCTTCGTAGCCGATTTTCTTAACTACTTCGACAGGCTCACTTGTAAGCTGCACCTTGTCATTTTCGTCAATGTAATAGCTCCGCTTGTATTTCTTGCCGCTATTGTCGTCAGAATAAATAAAATATTTCGGATAAACCGCTTCGATCCATAAAGACCACTTATCGTTGCCTTCTGGGCGAATCGCTTCACGCAAAATTCGGTAGATCTCATCAAAAGACAAGTCTGAATTTTGCATAAAATAAAATCGGACTTTATCAAGTAGGTTTTCCGTGCGGTAATCAACCGCTTGTGATAGGTTTACATTTTCCACCCCCATTTCGCTTCCATCTTGGTTTACAAAAATTCCTACACCGTCTTCTGGTGTTGCGGCACCAGGCACATCAAGCAAAATCGCAATATGGTCAAACGCCATATTCGTCGCAATCCAGCTATATTTTTTACCTTTAGACTTACCAGACTGTTTTACTTTGTTTAAGATCAGTCCCGTTGATACGTGGATTGGTTCGGCTTTTTGATTTGCCACTAAATCATCAAGACGTGCCAACAAATTTTTACCCTGATCAGAACCTTCCGCAAAACGGCGATTGATATACATATCAACCAGCACCTTATCATTTTCTTTTCGAACGTTTTTCGCCCAAGCTCCAACGTGGTGCTTGTTCACCGCTCTTACATCTTGGGCAGACACATATTTACCTTCTATTTGCGGATGCCCTAATGGCATCAAGTTACCTTCAAGGCTGTTGTAACTTTTCTGGATTTCTGCCGCTGGATATAGTCCGTCGTTCATCACGACATCATCAACGATAGGCACAACACCACGAATGATTAAATGCTGGTCGCCGTCAATCGTCTCATTACTGATGTTGTTGCTATTGACGACTGAGATGATATTTACGCTATTTTTTGACATTTTTTAATGCTCCCACCCATTGTTTACGTTCTTTTGCCAACTCAAGCAAGAGTGGCTCAATATCTGTTTTACCGTCAGCATTAACAACCACCACTGACTGCTTACAGTAACAGTTGAACTGATTACCGTCTTTGCTGTACCACGCCCGCACTTCCGCCACATCAAAGTATTTGCCGTGCCGTTGTGCATGTGTCAGTCTCGTTGTTGCTTTGAGTGCTGAAAAATGCAAGAGCTTGGTGTTTAGTCCAAGCTCTTGTTTTGCTTCTTCTGCCTCTTGCCATTCTGCCCGTCTGTATGCTGCCAACTGGCTTGATTGTGCCATTCGTTTAGCTCGCTTGGCGGATACATCAAGTTTTTGTTTAATCTCTCTAGCAGTCTCTTTTACGTTACTGCCATTAAAAACTGCTTCCGTGATCACACCTGCTAAAGTCTTTCGCAACTCGTCACTTAACCCTTGCCACTCGCTATAGCTTGCTGTGTGAGCTAGTGCCAAACGGTTAAAATAAGCAGGGCTAAAGATGATTGATGATAGATTTCGCTTAGCACGATAAATCTCAGATTGCAGACTTAAATCAGTAACTGCCGATTGCGTGCCTTTTAAGGTAGCTTCGTCGATATAGACATCAAACCAAAGATTTTCGCCTTGCGGTCCATTTGCCAACATCTCTTTGTCGATGATTTTTTGCAAAATCTCAAGCAGCTCCGCCAACTCGCCAGAAGTGAGATAAGGTGGATAATACTCAAGATTATTAGTTTGCAGTCGATTTGATATTTTTTGCAAAATTTGCAAATTAACTGACCGCTTGATTTGCGAATAAATGCTATCAATGTGACGAAACAACTTGGCCACCGATACGCCCATATTAAGCGGATCGGCTTTATTTGTAGGAATCCTTAGTGGTTTGATTTTCGTCTTGATTTTCATCGTCTTGTTCAATTGTTGGCGGCAGTGGATTATCAGGTAGCGGCTCAAACCCTAATGCTTCACGAATTTCGTTTGGTACTATCACAGATGCACCGAAAGCAGATTGTGATGTTGTTGCAACGGATGTCAAAGCCTGTGCGTTTGCGATCTTGTCCTTTTCGCTTGGAGCTAATAAGTCAGACCACGAAACCGTAATCTCACCATTTTTAGGCATTGGCAAAACACCAATGAACCACAATCGCTCAAGCACCTGCTTGATCGTCTCACTTAAAAAACCATTACGCCGAGCATTACAACGATTGGCCCAGTCCGCTTTATCTTCGTCACTTGCCAATCGTCCCGTCTGCTGACCGAACAAAATCGTAAATGGGATCTGAACCGATGCGGCAAACTCATTTGCAGAAATTTCCCACGTTGGTTTGGGATCGGCTGGAGCCACAGATAGCACGGAAGCATCTCCCTCTTGAGTAACTAAAGCAGAATCTGTACCAGTATTTATTTTTTTAATTTTGTCATTTAAAGCTTCAGAAAACGAAGTAAAACCTAAGGCTTTCGCACCTTCTTCAAGTTGTCTCAAATCAACGTCTTTGGTTAATTTGATCCCCAACTGTCGGCTCGCATTTTTCAGAAATCCTTCCGCACTACCGCCAGATGTTTTTTCAAGGTCTAGCAATTTGTTGTAACCAGGTTCAAGTAGCGGCACTCCCGACTCAGGAGAATTAAAATCACCACCTTCGTTGAGCAGAATTACTCTGCTTGCGTGAACTTTAATATCTCGTCCACGCCCTTTCTTGCCGAATGCCAACTCACTAAACTGATACATCAAAGGCTCACCATAGTTATCTGCGGCAATGTCCTCTTGATAATCAAGCACAGAAAGCTGAGATTGCCACACGGGAATAAGACGCACCAATCCGAACTCACCCAACTTAGTAAGTGAATTTTGCAAAATTGGTTGATCCCATTGTTGGCCATCTTTAACTTGAATCAATAATGCAGAATAGTTCCCGACAAGATTACGCTTGTCCGCTTCTTTTATTGCAGCCCAATGGGGCTTCAGAAATCTTTCGACCAAAGCCTCCCATTCGGATGTCTTTTCTACTTCATCTTTTTTTCCGCCTTCGACGATTACAGGTACGTCTATCCAGCATTGATTGAGCAATCGCTCAATAGCAGCAAACGCCACGCTGTTTCGTTTGTAAGCCTTATGGAAGTGAGAAAATACCAAATTTTTAGGGTAGCCGAATTCATCCCATAATTTTTTCCGCTTGGTATTGCCAAGCCCTAGGGCTTCGGCTAAAAAAGCCAATCGGTCTTGCTCTAGGCTCATAGTAAAACTCCTTTGGCACTTTTCACTTTTATCAACGGCGTTAAGGCATACCGTAACGCATCAATAAAGTGGTTATGTGCATCAATTACAACAGGCAACACATCGCCAGACAAGCGGTCGGTTTTATAGCTATACAAGCGAAATTCATTCAAGGTTTGCTGACAACGTGGGTGAATGTAGATTTTCTTGTAGGATTTAATATGAGCAATCCCATCTTCAACACTCCCTTTCCATTTTGAAACGCCATCAATACGAGGCAAACCGTGTCGCTTTAAATAGCTGATAGACTCAGGTCTTGCTGAATCTGCTCGTATCACATACTGCTCAATGCCAGCAATACCTTTCTGCAAAAATGTCGCTGTATCATCAAGCTCTAACCCGACTTTGCCAGCC